ACCTACTAGTGCTAATAGAGTTGTTGGTCAAGTAGATTTTCAAGATAGCACATCAAATAATTTTTATGTTACAGGAATACAAATGGAAGCTGGAACAAGAGCAACTAATTTTGAGTTCTTACCATATGATATAAATTTACAAAGATGTCAAAGATACTATATGGATTTAGGTGCCTGTACTGGAAGTGCATACTCTAGCACCAATGGTATGATTTGGTCTATTCAGTTTCCAGTTGAGACAAGAGCAACACCTACTGTTAGCTTTAATTACTCTGGTACAGCGAATAGGATTTACAGAATAGAAAATGGAGCAACATCAGATTTTACATCTCCAATAATTTTTAAAACAACTAAAGGTATTCAACATATGTATAGTTCTGGAACTCCCGCCTCTGGCTGGGCTAATACAGAAGGCAGAGGTTTTCTAACAACTTGGGTAATAGAATCGGAGTTATAATTATGATTAATGAAATAGAAAAAATTTATGATGCAGACAATAATCATTTTGGTTACGAAATGAGATTAACTGATGGCAAAATTTTAAATGTTCCATTAGATGAAGCAAACACAGATTACCAAGCAATCCAAGAATGGATAGCAGATGGTGGAACAGTAATAGATAATGGAGAATAATGGATTACTTTATAGTAGTTTTAGCCTCTATTGCAGGAGGATTAGTTAATTATAACAGCAAGAAAAACCAACTAAAAAAGCCCAGAGGTGGTCACACTAAATGGCTATACGAAAGACATCAGCAAAGAAAACAATTAGCATACAATATTAGCATAGCTTTAGTATCTGTTTTCTTTTTAATTCCTCCACTTGTAGAAACATTTAATTTTCATCCTACATTAATTTATTTAACAGCTTTTTTTATTGGCTACTGTGGTGTTAGGTTGTTGCCTAGCATGGAAAAAAAAGTAAATGATTTTTTAAACAAAATAACACACTAATGAAAACTAAAATAAAAGTTTTTATTATAGCTTTGGTACTTCTGCCAATAACCCCAATGCTTGCTATGGTAAGCGTATTATTAATAGGAGCATTTACATGACCCCTGATGAACACAAACAGGCTATTAAAGAAGCGTTGCAAGAATGGCTCGATAAAAAATTCAGTGAGTTTGGCAAATACACACTCAAAGGTATTGCAGCAATGGCTTTAGTAGCTTTAACTTATGTTTGGGCATCAGCAAATGGTTGGATAATCAAATAGCATGGAGAAAAAAAATGGAAACAATACTAATAAACCTACTAGCAGCTCTAATACTGTTGATAGTTTGGGAACTGTGGATAGAAAAACCAGTAAGAAACGTACTAAAAACACTAACAAAAACTATAAAAATTTTGTTTACGACTGTGTCTGAAATTAAAAAAGCAGTTAATAAAATAATTTACAAGGATTAAAAATGTTTGCAATATTAACAAAAATCTTAGGTAGTAAAGATGTTATTAAAAAAGGATTAGACCTTATTGATGACATCCACACATCTAAAGAAGAAGAAGTTAAAGCTAAAATAAATTTGTTATCAGCTTATGCTCCTTTTAAAATTGCACAAAGATATTTAGCTTTGATGTTTGGGTTCACTTATTTGTTATGTTTTGCTATAGTATTAGTTATGACCTTAGCAGGTTATGGGGATGTTAAAGGTATAAAATTTATATTATCTGACTTTTACATCGGTGAAATCATGTTAGCAATAGTAGCATTTTATTTTGGTGGAGGCTTATTTGAATCAGCAAGAAAAAAATAGTTTAGTAAAAGGGTATTATCAAAATATGATAGAAGAAGAAGTCAAAGAAAAAGAAGATAACACAGCAGAAATAATAGCTGAGTTACCTCGTTTGTTAGTAGCCCATGCTTACAAAAAATTAAAATCAGGTGAAGACCTTACAGCATCCGAAATGAAAGTATGTTTAGATGTCTGTAAAGCATATAGCACTGAGACATTAGGAGAAAAACCTAAAAACATCCTTGATGATGTTCCGTTTGATATAGATGGATAATCGAATAAAGAACTTCAAGAACTTTTTGTTCTTGTGTTGGCAACACTTAAACCTCCCTGAACCTACAGAGGTACAATACGATATAGCAGACTACTTACAATCTACAGAAAAGCGTATTACCATTCAGGCATTCAGGGGTGTTGGCAAAAGTTGGATTACTTCTGCTTTTGTATGCCACCAGTTATTGTTAAACCCACAACGTAACATATTAGTTATCTCTGCATCTAAGAGTAGAGCAGATGATTTCAGCACGTTTACTCAGCGTTTAATAGGTGAGATGCCTTTGTTGCAGCATTTAGTTCCTAGAGATAATCAAAGACATTCTAAAGTATCTTTTGATGTAGCACCTGCGTTAGCATCACATGCACCAAGTGTTAAATCAATGGGTATTACAGGTCAGCTTACAGGGTCTCGTGCAGATTTAATTATTGCTGATGACGTAGAGTCTGCTAACAACTCACAGACTCAGTTAATGAGAGACAGACTTAGTGAAACTGTAAAAGAATTTGATGCAATTATAAAACCTAAAATTGGACGTATTGTATTCTTAGGAACACCCCAAACAGAGATGTCTTTATACAATTCGTTAGATGAACGTGGTTATAAGACAAAGATATGGACAGCTTTATACCCCACCAGAGCACAGACTATTGGTTATGGAGACAAATTAGCAGCCGTAATTAAGAATATAACAGACCAAGAAGGTAAACCTACAGACCCAGACAGGTTTAATGAGATAGATTTAATGGAACGTATGTCCTCATATGGACGTTCAGGGTTCAATTTACAGTTTATGTTAGATACAACTATGTCTGATTTAAACAGATACCCTCTAAAACTAAACGATTTAATTATATTATCTGGGTGTTCGACTTGGGAAGAAGCACCCGCAAAGATTCAATGGGCATCTGGGCAAGACCAAATTAAAGCATTAGACCCTGAGCTACCCAACGTAGGACTTAAAGGGGATTACTTTACGTCACCACTACACATGTCAGATGAGTTTGCACAATTTGAAGGCACAGTAATGTCCATTGACCCATCAGGTAGAGGTGCAGATAAAACAGCCTACGCAGTCTTAAAGATGCTTCACGGTATCTTGTATCTAACCGCTATAGGTGCTTTGGAAGGTGGTTACGACACAGCAACCATGACCAAACTATCTAATATAGCCAAACAACAAGGTGTAAACTATGTGGTTATCGAGAGTAACTTTGGTGATGGCATGGCTACACAGCTCTTAAAACCTGTTATGGCACAGATACATCCGTGTGAAATAGAAGAAGTTAGACATAATATACAAAAAGAGAAGCGTATAATCGACACCTTAGAGCCTATTATGAACTCACATAGGCTTGTAGTAGACGAAGATATTATCAAACAGGACTTTAGACTAGACCCTGACCACCAATTATTTAGACAAATGACACGTCTTACCAGAGATAAAGGTGCGTTAAGACATGATGACCAAATAGATGCACTGGCTATGGCAGCTAATTACTGGGTAGAACGTATGGATAGAGACCAGTCTTTATCTTACGACAAACATAAAGAAGATATACTTAACGAAGAACTAGAGCATTTTATGGAAGTAGCTCTGGGTTCTAAACCTAACGGAGACAGTTGGATATAATGAAATTTAAAACAGCAGGCGGTAAAGGTGACAAACGTAGACCCGAAGATAGTAACAAGTATGACGAAGGGTATGACCGTATCTTTAATAGCTTTTCTAGTAATGGAGCAGCTATGCACCAACCTGTAGAATTAGATTTTGATACTATCTGTCGAGCACACATTAAGAAAGAAGAAGGGTATCGAACTAACACTTATTTCTGTACTCAAGGACTCTTAACAGGCGGCTATGGACACAAAGTATTACCTAGTGAGCCTGTACCAACATCACGAGAGGGTTGGGAAGAGCTGTTTGATAAAGATTATTTCATAGCAAAGCATGGTGCAAAAAAATTAGTAACTGGTAAAGTGAGCCTTATAGCACTTGGAATAGTAACAGAGATGGTTTACCAAATGGGATACACAGGTGTCTCTAAGTTCAAGAAGATGCTCAAGGCTGTTAATGCAGCAGACTATAAGACAGCCAGTGTGGAGATGTTAGATAGTCTCTGGGCAAAGCAAACCCCACAGCGTGCTAAGAGAATGTCTAAGCGAATGCAAAATATTTAATAAAAAAATCTGAAAGGGTATATCGTATAGTAGGGGGCGGGTTTACCCCATAGGGTATCGTTGGATTTTGCCTAGAATCAAGGACTTTTTTAATATTCTACAAGGCTAACTTATTGTTTTATAAGGGATTTTATTTATTAAGAATCGGAGTTCTTATCCTTTGTAACTAATATTAATGGTTTTATTTGGTTTTTTATTTGTCTTTGTTTGAGCTAGGGTCTATTTTTTTACTAACCAATAGTAATGAATAAAGTTCCCATATTAGTGATAACCCTTTGTCCTATAGATATACTATATTGATACCTTAAGTTAATACCTTGAGTTGATACTAATTGATTAACATGTAGTTAGAACCAGTTGCACTCCATCCTTATTAATACTTAATAAAGACTAATTAGAATTGTGCTGTAAGGGGTAAATGCCTGCTTTTTTCTATTTAATTACATTTATTTTTAATTATTTTTTATTGCTTCAATCATAGTCACATCAAAGCATCTGTCTGTTTTTTTAACAAAGGACTAAAATTAATTGTAAAAAAAGCTTGCAATTTTTTATTCTTTCGAATTATAATTTTTTCAACGGGGCGACACAGTGACCGTTTTTTATAAATTAGAGGAGATACACAAATGAGTTTTAAACACTTAAAAGAAATTAGAAACGACTACGGCATGGACTACTTAAACAAAGCGTTACCAGAGGACGAGGTAAGCGAGGACGAAGGACTCTACACAGAAGGCGACTGCATATTGCATCAGTTCTACAGTGGTAACTGGAGACAGACTTTAAGACGCTGTGTTGATAATGGCGTGTACTGGCAAGAACTCGAACACTATATTGCGGAGAAAGCAGGCGAGCTTGGCATGGAGCGTTACGAAGGAGACTTCTTCGGGTGGTTCGATGCTTCATTCTTTGGCGAGTTCGGAGCAAGCACAGAGCGTGTTCGATACCTTATAGCTAATGGGACTATCTCAGCCTAACTGACGAGCTCTCACTGAGCGAAACCGCCTTCGGGCGGTCTTAGGCATAAGCTTAAATTTTAGAGGAGAACTACATGAAACCGAATACAGTTTTACCAAACGGGGCAACAATCAAACGTAATTTTATAACTAAAAATGGAGGCATGATTTTAGCGTGGCGTGACCATTCACATGATGAATATGTGACATGGTATTATGACGGAACAGATTTACATACCACTTGTTGGGGTCATTATTTTGACAGCTACGAAAAAGCAAGTTCGGATTTTATGGAACGTGCAAAATTATTAATCAAAGAGGAGGTGTAGTCATGGACAATTATTTCAGTCTTAAGAACATTCACACTGTTTTCAACATGGCAGTTGGTTGCGGTGCAATGCAAGCAGTTTTTGTTGTGGTAGCTTTATCAGGCATAGGCAATTACGAGGTAGCGTTCTTTATTAGCTATCTATGTGCACTGGCAACTTTTGTCCTAATGTTTGTTGCTCTCATAATGGCGGTTATAGAGTCATTTAGTTAGTGTTACCTTTAAGCATCTCACGGGGTGCTTAGGGATTAGCATTTAGCTAGTCATTTTTTAAACTTAGAGGAGAACTACAAATGAAGTACGCAGAAAAAACAGTAGTAGAAGCAATGGATAATTTAGGATTTGAGACCACTCAAAAATTAACCTTTGCAG